ACCTTCTTCATTTCCTAATCTATCACGAACAAATTTTAATTCTTTTTCTTTAATATCAAGTGTTTGATAATCCTTTTTAATCTGTTTATCAGTTAAATCTAAATTACCTTTTTGATAATAGTTAACATTTTGGGCAATGTTTGAAAATGCTTTAAAAGAACTATTACCTATTTTTAATAATAGGTTTTGATTTTTAAGTTCAGAAGTAATATCTTGAAAAGTTTCAAAAATATAATTAGAATTATCGGTTATATCTTTTAAACTTTTTTTAACAGTCTCTAAAACTTTATTTAATTTGATAACATCATCACCGGCGCTTGCAAAGGCTTTACCTAAATTAAGAGTAGTCCCCCCAGCTTCATCAAGCTGTTTATTAAGTTCTGTTATTTGTTTCCTTATTTCATCTGGTGTTTGGTCAGCCATAATACATTGTTATATCATATAAATATTAAAAGCGCCTATTTTTTAGGCGCCTTTGATGTATATGTTGGTTGTTTTGGAGCTATGTCGGGACGTGGTATGTCTTTGCTATTTTTGTTTTTCATCATATTCTTCTGTTTATTCATTTCTTCGGCTTGTTTTTCGTAATGTTCCTTTAATGTTTCAAAAGTAAATTTACGTAACCAAATAGGCATATTATAAACAGTAGTCCAATCATAACCACCCTGTCCATTAAATACAATTTCGTGTATTTGTTTAAATAAGTATAATCTATACTCGGGCGTCAGGCCAAAAAAAGTTAATTGAAATAGGAACATCTATACCCTCCCCTGTATAGTTTTCATCTTGGGGCTTGTATCTTAAATCAATATCTGGGGAGATTTGGGCATAGTATTCACGTAATGCTCTAGCATCAGGTGCTAATAAATAATTATCAATAAAGTCACGAATTGATTTTTGGTCACGATCACCATTAACTGATGTTATGATATATTTTAATCGTGTTGTCATATCATATGAACCTGCTGGATTAACTTTTTGCATTCCTTTAATTTCAGCATCAATTTTTTGTTCATCACCATGCGTTAATAACTTAAATGTTATTGTATTATCTGATTTAGGTAAAGTAAAAGTAAATTCGTTTACTTGGTTTTTAAATAAATTATAATCAACTGCTTTTTCGCTTAGTGTAGTTAAATCAATTGTAATTTCACTACCACCATATCCTATAGTATAATCTTTACCATAACCTAAAATACGAGCAGCGATTAATATTGCATTTTTATCACCAACTAATAAATCATTATAATTAATATCAGTAACAATAAGTGCTTGTAATAATTTATCAATTACTGTACCATTTCTTAAATAGTTGGCATTAGTAAGAATATCCTCATGAGCCGCTGTCATATATTTCATTTCAATTTCACCTTTTGAAAGTGGTGATTCTTTAGGGTACAATAAGCCTTTAGAAGGTAATGTAACTTGTTCGGTTGGAATTTTAAATTCTGCCATATAACGTTTTTATTTGTGTATATATAAATATACGCAAAAGAAAGGCATCTGCCAAAGCAGACGCCTTTTTTAAAAAGAATATTGAAAATAGACTAAAAATTGAGGACGCAATAATCCATAGCGATTGTAACAGATAAGTTAATTGCTGCTTCGTTAGCCCAATCGTATTCACCGAATGTAGCTGTTTTTACATAAGCACCTTTAACTATCCACTCACCAACGATATCGCCTACTGGGCCTAAAATATCTAAAGTTAAGTCTTTCTTGTAGAAATCAGAATATCCATCACGACCAGTTACTGATTCGTGTGCTAAACGAGCCCATTCCATTACTGCTTGCGCACCAGATGGAGTTACAGGATCGTATAACCCTAAAGTCATGTCATTCCAACGAACTTTACCTTTTACTTTACGGTACACGTTGATATGATCTAATATGATCTCACCAGCTTCGAATCCAGGTGCTGTTGCATTCTTGATTAAGTATGCTGGGATACCATCTATATACATCATGAAACGATTCTGAACCTTTGGTTCAAAAGCGGTGAACATGATTTCGTTAGCGTCTAATACTGCCATTTTATGTTAAATTTTTATTGCTATTAATAAATATTAGGAACTATATTCCCTTATGCAGGGAAAACAGCGCCTGTTGGTAATACGTTAAAGTTCAAGATAATAAATTCAGCAGTTTTAGCTGGTTGAATATAAATTTGACCTACTAATTGGTTTCTATCGATTACATCTGGAGTATTGTTTGTATCATCCATTACTACTTTGTAAGCGTATAAACCTTGTCTTTGAACTACTGATTCCATGTAAGGGTTAACTTGAGCTAAGAATCTATTTCTTGTAGCAATTGTATTTTGTTCAAATACTAAATTGTTGCCTACCTGACCAATGAATCCTTTTAATGCGATCAATAAACGACGAACGTTAACTCTATCTAATGAAGTAGCTTTACGTTGTAATGTCTTTTGACCAAATACTACAACACCTTCACCAGGGAATGTAGCTAATGG